GTGTAGGTAACGGTGCCACATGCGCATCCAACTCCAATTTCTTTGGTAATGGTGTAGGTAACTGTGCCACATGCGCATCCAACTCCAATTTCCTTGGTTATAACGCAGGTAACGGTGCCACATGCGCATCCAACTCCAATTTCTTTGGTCGATGTTCAGGTAACGGTGCCACGATCGCATCCAACTCCAATTTCCTTGGTAATGGCGCAGGTAACGGTGCCACAGGCGCATTTAGATCCAATTTCCTTGGTTATAACGCAGGTAACGGTGCCACGTTCACAAACAACTCCAATTTCTTTGGTTCAAACGCAGGTAACGGTGTCACGAACACAGGTAACTCCAATTTCTTTGGTTCAAACGCAGGTAACGGTGCCACGAACGCATCCAACTCCAATTTCTTTGGTCGATGTTCAGGTAACGGTGCCACAAACGCATCCAACTCCAATTTCTTTGGTAATCGCGCAGGTTACTGTGCCACATGCGCATCCAACTCCAATTTCCTTGGTTATAACGCAGGTAACGGTGCCACAAACGCATGTCACTCTATATTCATTGGTTATAACGCAGGTAACGGTGCCTCTCTATCAGCTTCAATCGCCCTTGGCTCTTGTGCCATCCCCACATCACACAATCAATTAGTGTTGGGGTCGTCAGCATACCCACTATCAACTGTTAATAGCGGCAACTGTTTAGTTGTAAACATAAATGGAACTATGAAGAAAATAGCGTTGCTTTCCGTTTAATGTTATATAAATAGCAATATGATAAAAAATGCTATTTTTCATATTGAGGGGGGGTTGGGTAAAAACATTGTAGCCACTTCGGTTATCCGTTCCTATAAAAAGGAACATCCAATCCACAACATTATAGTAAATTCTGCATATCCTGACATTTTTCAAGGAAATCCTGATATTGATAGGTGTTATCTATTGGGAAATACTCCGTATTTTTATGAGGACTTTATCTTCGATAAAGATTGTGAAATATTTGCACATGATCCATATAAAACAACAAATCATATCACCAAACAACAACCTCTGGTGAAATCGTGGTGTGATATGATAGGGATTAATTACGATGGTTTAAATCCAAACATTTATTTTAATTTTAGGGAAGGGGAAATACCCAGAGCGTTACTACCTCAAACTGATAAACCCATTCTCATCTTCCAACCATTTGGAGGCGCACAAAACCAAGAATTTCCATACTCATGGACAAGGGATATTCATCCTTTCATTGCTCAACAAATAATCAATAATCTTAAAGAACAATATACGATATTGCATATTTGTCACCCCCACCATCCTCAATTACAAAATGTGATTCGCTATGATAAAAATCAAAATAAAAAGATTTTATGTGCCATGTTGAATCTTTCTAAAAAAAGAATTCTAATCGACTCTTCTTTACAACATGCTGCGGCTGCCATGGGATTACCATCAACAGTGGTGTGGGTTGGGACACAACCGGAAGTATTTGGTTATGACATGCATAATAATATAACTCCCCCTGTTACCTTTCCAAAGGGTAATATTAATTCGTATTTATATGATTATAGTTTCAATGGAATCATCCATGAATGCCCATATGATAATATTTATCAAATTTTCAATATCGAAAACATCATAAAATGAGAGATATATTTTATGTGTCTGGCTTACCCAGATCGGGAAGCACTCTTCTGATGAATCTGATGGCACAAAATCCTAAAGTATTCTGTACTCCTACATCGGGTTTGAATCAATTGATGAATAATATCAAAACATCGTGGGGTAATATCATTGAACATCGATCTGATAAAAACGCTGGTAATGATGAAAATTTGAAGCGTATCCTCAACACTGTATTACATTCCTACCATAATACCGAAAAACCGTATGTCATCGACAAATGTAGGGGGTGGGGATTCTCCATTGAAATGTTGGAGGCAATCACCAATAAAAAAACCAAGATCATAGCACCAGTTAGAGATATAAAGGATGTTCTTGCGTCTTTCGAATTATTATATCGAAAGGGTTCCTACAAGTTCAACCCCCAAGGACCAATGCCCCAATGTTTAACAACTGAAGGTAGGATGATGCATTGGGCAAGTTTGGAGGGGGAAGTCGGTGCTGCTTACGCAATATTGAAGGATGCTTTTTTAAGAGGATTGGGGGATAGATTCCTTTTGGTGGATTATGATTACCTGACACATAATCCTAAAATTGTCATGGACGTAATTTGGGATTTCCTCAATATACCCAAATGTGAACATGATTTTGAAAACATATTGAACCAAACACCAGAAGATGATGGTGTTTATAATTATGTCGATTTACATAAAATTAAGAGTAAAGTCACCCCATCCAGTTCAAAAGCTAAAGAAATTTTGGGGGATGAAATATGTAAAGGATTGGATGGTTATGAATTTTGGAAGAAATGACTAAATAATGATATGTCTATACTAGGTAATAACACACTACCACCACCCCCGACACCCAATAAGGAAGTCCTATTGAAACAAGCGGTATCCCGTATCAAAAATCTTTCCAAGGAATGTTTCAGTAATTTGGTGAGAACCCAACGAGAAGGTATTGAGATTGTTTGGGAGGACGAAACCCTCACTCCGCAGGAAATAATTGATGAGATGGGGTCGGATGTTTTTAAGATTTTTCAATTCCATGGGGAGCTTACACAATTTATTCTGATGTTGGCCAAAGGGGATGGAGCAACGGTTGATGTCAAGTATCCCACCCACTCATTTACCGCAAACCTCAGTGCTGGAACTATCACCGTCCACGATACACTTTACCAACAATAATTATATGAAAAAACAACCGACATTGGGAGATATATATGGACAAATGCTGAACAGTGTTCAAGTCGTTCAAGAGAACGCACAGGAAAACATCAACAAGTCCAAAAAAATTCCCAAGCAATCCAAAAACGCTTTCAACGAAACAAATCCCTTGCAAAAAGGTGGTCCATCTGAGAAAAGCGGTTATCACAAAGCTTTGAATGATACTTATGATGAGGATGAAGAGCGTAAGTATGCTAATCTTGATAAACTTAAAGAAAAGTTGAAGAATCCCAATCTTTCTGATAAACAGAAGGAATCTCTTAAAAAAGAAATTGCAAGAATGGAGAGTGGAATCCAAAGAGAGGAAGCGGAAGAGAGAATTCACAAGGAATCTAAAAAAATTGCAAGAGATAGACTAAATACATTTATGACTAAGAAATCTACATTTGATAAGTTGTTTGAATCCGTTATGGGTAATAATTTTGACCAGCAAGAGGATGCTCAAGAAGTTGATGCCCTCGGCCTTGGTGATGCTCCCATGGACGATGAGTTTGGAGATGACGAATTCGGTGACGATGAAGACCAAGTTACATTTACTCTTGATCGTGCCACAGCACAAAAGCTTCACGATGTTTTGATGGGAGTTCTTGATGGTGGTATGGAAGACGAAGGAGATGATCTGGACTTTGATGAAGGCGATGATTTCGGAGGAGACGACGAAATGGATGAAGATAACGAAGAAGAAGATGATTTCTCTTATGACGAAGATGAAGAGCGCGGAACGTTTCCAACTGACAAGGTTGGTAATGACGGAACCGTAGGTGCCAAGGATGGCAAGGGTGGTGGTCAACAACACAAGCTCCAAGGTCGTAGCAACAAGGTTAATGGCCGTCCCCAACCAAAAAACCAAAAAACCAAGGTAGTGGGAACCACTGATAAGGTTGGTAATGACGGTGATTATGGTCACGCTCTCCACGGTGCAAAGCAACCTGATATGGGCAAGCAGAACAAAGTTTCGGATATTAGACAGGCAGAAGATTTCTTCCGCTAATATGAATTAAAAAAATAAACCTAAGAAGAGGGGATCGTGATGATTCCCTCTTTTTTTGTTAAGTATTAGCATGAAGTCCTTTCTGGAATTTTTCGAAGAGCGCAATGGTGTGATACTTGAGTATCGACACAAGGATGGATTTGGTGACATTAAGCAATCCCTCCACGCCAATAATAAGAAGGGGGGTAATATTACCCGCGATCCCCTGACAAGAAAGATACCATGGAACAAAGGACCGTATAAGAAGATCAGAACAGCAGGAGAGATTCTGATTGGGGATGATCTGTTAAAGGAATTGGGACAACTCAATGGTGTGGAATTTAAAGATGGTAAAGAGATCAAAAGAAAAAACAGTAATCAAATCCTAAAGCTGTTCACCAATCTCCATGGTCAACAATGTGGTAAAATCGTAGAAGTTAAAAAATAATGGGTTGTCCAACAATTCCACTTTCCTGTCTCACTCCTGAAAACATCTTTGCTGGTGTTTATCGCCCCAATTGCGGGGGATTTGCCGATCCTTCCAATTTCAAGGCTGAAAGAGCCATATTCAATTCCCAATTTGGGGAGCTTATCAATAATTATGGGGTGGAGATTGATTATTATGTGAACACCTTCAACCCAAAGGCAATGAACTCCATCTATGGGGAACACACTCTCATGTATTGGCTCGGTCCAACAGTTATCAAAGCATATATCCAGATGGAGAATGCCTCCCCAATTTATGCTCTGGCTGGTATGGATTCCCCCGATACTTTGACACTCTATTTACATATTGATGATTTTAATGTCAAATTTGCTGGACTTAGCGTATTTGATGGTGTTTTAAGAGATGAAAACAATAATCCCATATTAACGGAAGCAGGGGAGCAAATTATTATTGATCAGGAAAATGGTCCATGGGCTTGCGAACCCAAATCACAGGATAAGATCAGGGTGACACCATTTGGATGTGATAGGCCGAATGGCAGGGGAGCCAAGATATTTGAGGTTACGGAAGCTCTGGATGAAGATGCCGCTGAACTCAATCCTGCAATGGGTCATTATGTTTGGAGATTGAAAGCTGTTCGTAGTGAGCATAACTTCACCACCAATGAACCAAGGGAAAATATGAATCATCAAATTGCTGATAATTCTTTCTTCGGTAAGCTGTCTTCCACGATGTTCCCAGAATTGACGGGAATGTATCCGGGTCTTTCGGCAGCATTTTTGTCGCTATCTTCTGTTCTGGATGATAACAAGATATACACCGAAAGTTCCGATGAAATCGTGCAAAGGGATGTGTTTCCTCCATCCACGGGAGGTAGTGATGGTAGTGTATATGGGAATTATTTCTAAATAGGTAATATGGGTAGGAAAAAAGATACATATATGGGCAATCCTAATTTGCCCACAGCTAGTGCTACATTCGAATATACACCAGAGATGGTGGCTGAGATTGCCAAGTGTCGGGATGATATTTTATATTTTGCTGAAAATTATTTCTATATCATTGAGCCGGATTTAGGTAAGATTAAAATACCGTTGTTACCATATCAGAAGCGGTTGCTGAACGCATTTAGAGATAACAGATTTAATATTGTCAACTCATCTCGTCAATCGGGAAAATGTTTTGTTGGTGATACTAAAATAAAAATACGAAACAAAAAAACAGGTGAAATAGAAGAAGTTGAAGCTGAAAAGTTTTACAATTCTATTAAAAAATAGACAAATATCTAAGCGATTAGACTAAATATATACATGACGAACAAAACATGTATAATTACTGGAAAATTATTGTCAGATGGAAAAAAGTGGAAGGGTTGTCATAGTAGAACC